GTCATTTTCGTATATGCGCTTTCCAGTACAATCTTTCGCCTCACTACCTCTGCATAACGTTCCATCCTCAATTGGTATCCATGAGTAGTTATCATTTTGTATGGCTAATAATCTAATTTGTGAGTAGCTTTGCTTTATTTCATCGCTACTTACCCATTCTGTTTTATTTGTTCCTAGTCTAAGGCCTTTATATATGATTGGTTTCATGTTGCCTCCTCGTTTCTACCTGTAGGAAAGGGCGGATATACCGCCCACTCTGTTTTATTTGCTAACCGCATCAAGTCTTGCAGTTAATTCTGCAATTTGTGCTTTCATACTTTCAATTTCACCTTGTTTAGATTGTGGTTCATATTCGCTATGTTTACCAAATTTGAAAGATGCACTTACACTGTACATGTTTTCACTTCCGAATGTGCCTGCAATACCTAGTAGTACTTTTTCATTTGGTCTGTAGTACAAACCTAATGCTACTGCATTGGCATTGTTGTAGTGGCCATATGCAATAGATGCGCTGAATTTATCATCTTTGTTGAATTCCATAGGATATAGTCCAGCTAATGCAGCCGCACCTGCACCTACTTTATTTACTCGGCCATCTAATCGGCTAATGTCTGATTTTAAATTAGTTAAAGCATTATGCGTTTGATGTTCTAATACATCAATACGTTGCTCATGATTTGCTAACATGCGATCATGTGCTTGAATGGTATCCGTATTTTGTGCAATTCGTTGTGTATTGTTTTTGATTGCATCCTTATGATTAGCTAATGTGTTATGTACTGCAGTATTGAATTGTTCTTGTGCATCTAATGCTTTATCAATGTCTATTCGCATTGTGTTGATTGCATCATATGCGGCATGTAGTTGTGAACCATTCACCGCATCAGTTGAAGATGCATCTACTCGTCCTGCAGCAACGTTCTGAATTTGTCGAACATAATATTTTACACCACCATATCCTGCACGGTCTTTACTGCCAACGCTTACTACTGATGTTGCATCTGTACCAGCGAATACATATGTTGTATTATTAACCATTGCTTGCAGTTGATTTACCGCATCATCTGTTACGCTATTGGTTCCTAGCGCAACGCTATTTGGTTTGTCTGCAATCGTATTATTACCAATTGCCGTTGTATCGTATCCTGTAGCTTGGCCATGTGTGCCAATCACTGTGGCACCTTGGCCACTTGTTGTAGAGTTTACACCTACCACGATTTGTTCTTGTTCACTACCAGTTATATTGTTGTAGCCCATAATTAGTGATTGCCCTGCCGTTACATTCTGATTGTTCGCACCAATCACTGTTGTATTATCTCCGCTAACTGCATTACTTCTGCCAATTACTACACTTGATACACCACCAGCGTATGCGCCATTTCCAATTGCAATAGCATCGTATGCGGATGTTCTTGCTTGCGAACCAATCGCATACGTATATTCAGTTAATGCCTCTGCATGACTGCCAAAGGCTAATGTGTTTCTTCCTTCTGCTTTGGAGTTATTACCTCCTGCAAAAGAATTTGTTCCATTCACTGTATTGTTTTCACCAATAGCTAATGCATTATTAGCGTTTACAACATTTTGATAACCAAACACCGCCGCACTATTAGCAGTTGCTACATTATCTGTACCACCTACTAAATTATTTGTACCGCTTGCATATACACCATTTACTACTGCACTTAATACCATTACTGCTAACATCATTTTCTTATTCATCTTATTTACCTCGTTTCGTACTAATACCTTCTCTTTCACAAAAGCCTTTTAATGTCATTCTTTCAAATCCCATTTTTCTTGCTACTTCTGAAAAAGATAATCCTTCGTTTATTAATGCTTTTAGCTTATCTACATCAACTCTTCCTTTTATCTTCTTTCTGTCAGATAAGCCAAAGTGCTCTTTTAATGCATCTTTTATTTCCATATCTGTATAGATTGTTAGCCCTAACACTAACCAATTCATACAATTCTTTGGAATACCTACTGTTGATGTGTTTTGCATAACTTCTCCTAGAATGGAATTTTTTCTTCTTCCTCTCCGTATCCATCAAAATTACTTTGACTTTCATTTTGTTTAAGTCCATATGTAAGATTTTGTGCCACCACTTCTGTTACATATCGTTTCGCTCCCGTTTTATCTTCATAGGATCTAGAACGTAACTCACCTGCTACGGCTACAAAATCACCTTTTCGTAAGCCACTATATAATTCCGCATCAACCCAACACACAATATTGTGGTAGCTTGTACTTTGTACTTCATTCACGTATTTATTTGTTGCCATTCTAAATGTAAGTACTGGCTTCCCTGTTTTCGTATATCTTAATTCCGCATCAGCTACTACATTACCGCTTAGGAATACTTGATTTATATTTAGCAATTTGCTTTTCCTCCCATTTTCTACATTCACTACTAATTACGCATAGGGAAACTATTGCCATTCCTAGCACTATCCCTATGACTATTCCTATTCCTAGTAATTCCACTCTTTACCTCCTCAATCTTTATCAACCTGTAGAACCTGTAAGGATACCCTTCTTCTGATACATCCTCTACTACGCTATCTGTTTCTACGTAGTACCCCTTTGGTGGTTGTATATAATCTCTCCACTCACTTGGTTTTAGAATTTCAGTTTTTACTTTCGGTTTCTCAAGGTTTTTACTGCTATTCCATCTACGCTTGAAGGTAGTGTCCTTTTCCGAATAACATGCACTCCGTTTTTCTTTGATAAAGTATCTTGCTAATTTGACTGCATCTTCTGCTCGTCCTTGATACAACATCAACTTATGCATGCCATGTGTCCAAAGTTCATTGATTTCATCTGAATACAATTCAGCATTATTGATGATCATGTGAAAGTGTATTCTTGTTTTTCCTTCTGCTACATAGATGTACTTTAATTCTTTTCCCAGTTTTTTATATCGGCGCTTTAGCCTTCTTATAAAATTCTGAATATCTTTCTTTGCATCTTCCCATGTTGCTGGCTGTTCTCTATATGTAAGAGTGAGATAACAATCATTTGTATTGAAATTGTTATCAATCAACATGCGCAACATAGCCTCTGCTTGTTTTTCATTCTGCCTTTTTTGTGCATCTGGTGTGATGCACTTTCTCTTAACACGTTTGCCATTCCGTCTATATGTTCTAGAGGTATGATAATCAAGTACCTCTATCATATTTTTAGATATGACTTTTCTGCGTTTCCTCATCGTAATGTATCCTCATGGTCGATTTGTTAATATGTTATATCTAGTTAATTAGGAAACACCGAGTTTATCTGTATTTCCTAGTATTAGCACGCCATGTATGATATAATTACGTTAGGATTGGTGCGTAATTTACGTGCTAGATTAGGGCTCTTTTCTAGGGCCCTTTTCTTTTTCCTTTGGATAATTGCAATGCATGTCTCCTTGACTGATTTCTAAATACTGACATGCATCGCAATGTTCCATATGAATAGATCCTTTAGCCTTCCTACAGTAATGTATGTAGTGATGGCTTTTTTTATTGCCTGTATCACTACAGATTGCACAATATGGTTTACTCATGTAATTCACTCCATATGTATCGCCTTACTGATTCCATTGTTGCTAAGTGCCCTTCTCGTATTGGCCCATTCCCTGTGATACGGATATTCCATCCATCCTGTTTTTGATTTAGGAATATTACTCTTCCATTACCTAGAATGGTGAAATTTAACAATTGATGTTGGCGGTTATAAGTAAGATTTTTAATTTTTTCTCTTAACTCATTAACCTCTGTCTCATTGAACTTTAGGTATCTTCCTAGCAGCGTAAGCCCTCTTTCTTTTGTATTCATGTTTCATCACCCCCTTTAATGTGCTTAACATGAATATGATTGCCCCTGTTAAAAGCATCATCAAAACGTTTAATAATATATTCCAGCCATGTAGAAACTCTATTCCTCCACATAGTCCTAGAATCATTACCCATAACACCAACTGAATGTTGGTGATTATGTCTAGCTTTGTTCTCATTGTTATGCCCCCTTTAACCACTTCATATTCTGCCCCTTCATCCAGGCTTCGAATTTATCTACATGAACCAGCGTTTGTTGTGGTCCTAACTGTAGGCATATATCATTAAACTTTCCTTCATTGCGGATCATATCTACTCTTCTGTAGATATACATTCTGCTGCGCCCCCATATCTTAGCTAATGTACTAATAGGCACATACTTTGGTTGAACACTTTCCATTACTTCTCCTTACCTATCTTTCTTTGTCAGATAAATAAACTACATCAACTTTCATTCCTAATTCTTCTAACTCTGTAAGTGCAATCTCTAGTTGTTTTTTAGCTTTTGATGTTCTCTCATAAACTTCATAAAATGTACCTCCAAGCATTTTATTTATTTCTCCTTCTATTTCAATCGTTAACATGAATAATCATCCTTTCTATTTCATCTTTCTTTTATAGTTGCTATAATCACCTTGAAAGGGGGTGATTATATGGATATGCATAAGAAAATCATTGCATTTGCTGTTTCTTTAGAAACTGATGAATTAAAAGGCAATCGACTTATATTACTTACTAATGCTGGTTTATTGTCTGCTCTTCCTGTATATAGTGATGAATCTGATATTCAATCCAAACTACTCTATCAATGCTTAAAAAGTACAGAAAAAGCACTTAATGAAAATTATGTTCCAAACTCTGAAAGACATCTGTTGTTTGATGAAAATTCATTACTACTAAAGGATGTTAAATTAATTTCATCTCAATCAGTCCAAGAAATTGGTTCATTGCTTTTAGATACTTCATCAGTAATCGCTATTTCCATTGGCACTTGCCTAAAAGCTCAATAATTTTCTTTTCATCTAAATTGCCATGTGTGCTAATCGTTACACGTGGCAATTTATTTTTTGTTACTAGCTTATTAAGTCTTTTAAGTTTTTTAATTGCACAGTCTAATTCAGTTGTATCTACTTTGATTTTTACTGTGTATTCTTTTACACTATTGATATTTCTTTGCCCTCCATCTGCTGACTTATTTTCCATATGTGTTTGTAATGGAGTTTTCATTTGATTTCACCTCTTTGTTTCTTATAGTTTGCTGCAGTCTTTCTAATAGAATGAAGTACAAATAACTTATTTCAATGGTGATATAATGTTTGTGAAAGGAGTTTTGTTTATGACTAAAATTACACTTGATTTCACGAAATTTAATCACCAGTTAATCCTTGATATCCTTGATTATGTTGAATCTGATATTTTTGAATTTGATATTATTCAACTGCCAGCTAAGCATGAATCTATATTTACTTCATTGATTTCTAAAGTACGTAACTGCACAGAGAGCTTAACCATTAATCCCAATGAATTAGGTTCATTAATTAGTTCTATAAATTACGTTCTTAAAGAAATTGAACTAAAAAATATAGATCAAGATATTCAAGATGATTATTTCCCAGATGTACAATCTATATTCCAGTTAAAGCAGCAACTAGATGCATTGCTCTCGCGGTTTCCATCCGCCTAACAATTTTGTTTTTAACAAAACATTGTGTCATTAACTTTTCTTTACTATATGTTTTTAATTTCTTCCTTAGCACCTTGTTCATACATGGTGCTCTTCTTCTTTTGCACCTTTTCATTAGTTGATAACCTCCTTTTATTTCTTATAGGTTTCTGCGGTCTTTCTAATAGAACGAATAAACTCGTTTTTAACACCAAAAAAAATATGATTATGTTCAATACCATATACTTCAGGAATCTTATTCACCATATCAAATGGCATTTTGGTATTATCTTCTTCCCATTTAGCGATAGTCTGATAATGCACGCCAAACAAGTCGCCAGCTTCCTTTTGACTATATCCTGCATTGATACGTGCTGATTCTAAAGTGATTACCATTTCATCACCTCCTTGATACTAATATAAACGAGTTTATTCGTTACGTCAACAAATTCAGTAAATTTAACTACGAATTTTATCGTTTTTATTTTCTGTTTATATTGATTTTAACGATTTAATTCGTTATAATATAGATACTTTAGAAAGGAGAACTCGCTTATGGCAAGGAATCAACTTAGTGATTTTGATAGAAAAATTCGTAAAGAAATATCTGAAAACCTAAAAAAATATACATCTCATATGACACAAGGTGAGCTTTCACAATTAACAGGAATACCCGCATCAACTTTATCTGGATATTTCGCTATGCGCTCAACGCCTAATGCTGGTACTATTCAAAAAATCGCGGATGCATTGAAACTTGAAAAATCTGATTTAGATCCACGATTTGCAACCACACAAAAAGAATTTACTCCTCGTGTAGAACGAGATATTCAAAAAAGGTTACAATCTATTTTAGATGATTTAAATTCAGATGCAGCCCTTGCCTTTTATAACGGCGGTGAGGAAATGGACGATATCACTAGAGAGCTTTTAAAAGAATCATTAGAAATGTCCATCCGTACCGCTAAAAAACGAGCACAAAAAAAATTCACCCCTCACAAATATAAAAATTCTGAATTGGAGTGATGCCAATGGATATTAAGGGGATTGTTAGAGAGTTAGTTACTACACATAATACCAATGACCCTTTTGAGTTGTGTAAATGTCTTGATATTATGATTTCTTTTGAAAGCTTAGGGAGATTACTTGGGTACTGTGATTGTCATTTTCGTATGTGGACTATCCATATTAATGACAATGTACCTTATCATCTTCAGCGGTTTGTATGTGCCCATGAACTTGGTCATGCGTTATTACATCAAGATGCGAACGTTCCATTTTTACGAGCCCATACATTTTACTGCACTAATAAACTAGAACGGCAAGCCAATGCATTCGCTGTTGAGTTATTATTACCAGACGAACTGATTATGGATCATGACTGCACTAGTCTATGCAACTTAGCCAAATCCGTTGGAGTTCCTCACGGATTAGAAGAATTAAAAGACACAGGGAAAATTAACTTTCATGGATAATATTAAAATTAATTTCATTGATGAAGCTGATACTGACAAAGAGATGTTAAATAATATATACGCTCTATCAGAATTAGCAGCCTTAGACGATGATAATTTACAAGCTGTCGATATAGACGGCATTCGTTATAGTGGTGTGTATATCAAAAATGACAAACTAACCTGTAGTAAATGTCATAATCCATTGCCTAAGTTAAAAGAACAGCTACATATCCATATGAATGATACTACAGATAAATCTATTTATCGTTGTAATTGTGGGCAATATATTATCAAAACATATTCAGCTAACTAAAATAAAAAATGCCTCTTACTCTGCGCCAACAGAATAAGAGGCCACGATACACCTAAGAGGTATACCGCATCAACATCAATTATTATACCATACCTCTTAGGCTTATTTACTATACTATTTTTTAGCCTAGGAGGTATTTTTCATGTGGTGTGAAACCGTAACTACCAAAGCTGGTGTTACTAAGTATAAATTTCAAGAACGTTATATAGAACCATATAGCGGTAAAACAAAAAGAATATCTGTTACTTTAAATAGTAATAGTAGGCAAGCCTACAAAATCGCACAAGCTGAATTACAAAATAAAATTGACTTGGCCACTAATACAGATATAGCCAAAGATATGACATTGAATGATGTTGTATCTGAATATTTAGAATCTAAGCGTGCCTTTAGAAAATCATCTACACAATATAGTATGGATAATCTTCACAAGCAGATTATGAAATGGTTTCCTAGTGATATATTACTTTCTAAACTTTCACCATATATTATTCAAAGCACCTTTGATAAATTTGCTTGCCAGTATTCCTACAATTATACAAAACTTGCCCTTAGTCTTATTAGGCAATCATTAAAGTATGCAAGGCGCATGGAATATATTCGTGATATTTCCTTCTTAGACAATATTGAATTACAAAAGCCAGTAGCTGATGTAGACCGCATCAAGAAACAACGCTCTAAATTCCTAACTAAAGATGAACTAAAAGATTTACTATCACAATTAGATACTATCAATCATCATGTATCCCTATTATGTGAGTTTCAATCTTTGACTGGTCTTAGATTTGGTGAAATGGTAGCGTTGCGCACTCAAGATTATGATAGAGAAAATGCTGAAATAGATGTAAATGCTACTTTGTCTAATCGTGGTAGTTTTTCTGACCCTGCTATGCGATTACCACCAAAGAATGTTCATTCTATCCGCAAGGTTAAATTGGATGCAAGGGCCGTACAAATTATTAATCACTTTATAACCGCCAATCAAGCAAGGCGCCTATGGAAATCTAAATTTGCTGACCTCGGTTATATCTTTGTTACCGATGGTGGATTGCCATATGATCTACATTATGTAAATCGTACTATAAAAAAACTTGGTTTTCCTAAACCAGTAAGTACTCATACTTTTAGACATACTCATATTTCTATTCTTGCTGAATCTAATGTTCCTCTAAAAGCTATTATGGAACGTGTTGGCCACAATGAGCCTCGTACTACACTTGCTATTTATACTCATGTAACAGATGAAATGAAACAAGAAGTAAATGCAGCTATTACAAATATGGGTAAAGTACTTGCAAATAAATAAAAAATGAGCCACCGCATCATCTGTGCAGTGGCTTT